GACGATTTGCTCGCCGCATGGATGGAAGATCCGGCACTCCCGTCGGGGGCCGAGGTGAACGACAGATCACTGGAGGTCGTACCGAGCGAGCCGCCGAACGAGCAGAACGGGTGGCTGCTCGCGCTCGTCGGTTTGCTGAGCGAATGGTCGGACCCGGTGGCGGGGGTCAACCCAATCGCCCGAGACCGGTATCGCGTAGCCGTCGAAATGAAGGTGTTGCCGAAGCCGCCGTTTCTCGCCCTCGGACACCAAAGCCAAGCACTCCGGCAGCACGAGTTCAGCGTCCAGCGGAACGGGTAAAGGGTCCACGCGTAAATGTTGACGCCCTTGACTCCCGCAAGAAGAAGAAACTTGACAGCCTTGTCGCCAAAGAGCGTGATGGGGTAAACGATTTTTGGCGTCGCCGTCTTGGTGACGATGTCACTGCCGAAAAGATTCAGCAGTTCGTTGATGAGCGTCTTGAGCGATCGGACGTACGTTGGCGCAATACCGTCAAGGCCCGTCAGCGTGAATGGGAAATCCTCAATAGCGAAAACGCAGCCGAGCGAGTCAATGAACTCGGCCCAACCGCTCGCAAGCGCATTGCTGACGGACTCAATGACGACGGTGATGCGCCGGTCGCCAAGAAAAGGCCAGCAAAAAGGCCAGCAGGTAAGAAAGTGCCTGCCAAGAAGGCACCAGCCAAAAAAGCACCAGCAAAGAAGGCTGCTGCCAAGAAGGCACCTGCCCCCAAGCCGCCAAGTGGTAGCGAAAAAGGGATTGACCTCTACGAAAAACTGGACATTGAAGATCGACGTTGGGTAAACGGACAACTGCTAAATACCGGCATGAGGATTAGCCCGATTGACGATAACGCAGAAATCCAACAGAAGATTGATCGCGCTTTTGAGCAAGCCGATGAACCGGCAGAAGTCTTGCGCGGATTTGCGCGAGACGCAGAGAAGGTAGGGGCTGGCTGGCGCAAAGAACTTGAGGATGAAAATCTGACGGGCCGGGATAGGGCTCTTGCTCTTTTGCGTGCAGAACGCTACGAAGAGCGAGTTCGTCGATACAGGGAAGCGGCCGATCTCAACCGACCGGAACCTCCGGGCAAGACACCCGCTCCAAAAGTTTCATCCAAGAAGCCAAGTACTCCGAAGTCCCCGGAGGCCGAGAAGCCAGAACCTCGCAAGAAGGTTGGAAGGCTTATGGCCATTTATCGGGGACGCGGGGCTCGTCGTCGGAACAAAGTTCGCGGTGGCTTCAATGGACCAAAAGACGGAACCAAGGCTATTCGTAATCCAAAAATCCGTACCGAAGCAGACGCAATCGCATTTGTCCGTGAAGGCGGATCACTGGACAAGGTGCCAAATCAGTTCTGGCTGGCGGCTCTAGAGGGCAACGGTTCAACAAAGAAGAACGATCCGACTACCAAGTATTACAAGATCAAACCTGACCGTGGGGCGATCGGAGTCACTCATCTATGGATCTTGCGTGACGCTAACGGCAATCCCGGCAACCAAGGTTGGGTTACCAAGGGTGCTCGTACAAAAGATACTGCGGCTGAAATCGGTGGTCAGTATTTGGCCCTCAGGGCAGGGTTCCCAGTTGAGATGGCTGGATGGGACGGAAAATCGCGTGGAAAAGATGGGGGACCTGTTCCATTTGCCGTGCTTCCTCACGCTATGAATCAACTTCCGAATGGTAAGCAGAAGGAAGGCAGAGCACCCTACGATGCCAGCATCTTCAATGATTTGCCCGACAAGGGTCATCCAGAACGAATGGCGCATTTCTTCCAAAACTGGATGATGGGGGTTGCTGACCGAAATCCGGGAAATGGAATCACCTACCGATTGGGCGATAAGGCTTACGTCATTCCGATTGATCAAGGATGGGCTGGTCAGAACGTTGAAGACGATCCTCAAAGATATGCGTTCGGCATGGATCACGGCCTACTGAGGGGAATCAAAGCCCATCTTGGCGGCCTTGAGGCCGGGGAACGAACCGCTCAGGCTAAACGTCTTGTTGAAACTTACGACGGCCTTTTGTCCAATGCTGAAAAAGTTGTAGCGGAGGGTAAGCAAGCATTTATCGACAGGACGATCAAGGGCGCACCCGCCGAATACCGAGAGGCCGCAATCAAACGGCTTGGAGACGTGTTTGACAGTTACTCGGGTCAAGTCAAACTAATGCGAAATAGGCGCAAGCAAATCCTTGAAGGGATTCTCCCCGATCAAGCACACGACGTGATTGGCTAAGGTGTAGTTATGGCAGATGAATACATGATCATGCTTGGCAAGGAAGCAGACGGCTTTTCCGACAATGGCAAGGCCGTAGCGGTCTTTCTTGCCCGCAAAGATGAACTAACGGTGACCAGTCCAGACGAATCTTTTTTAGAGTCGTGGCAGGTGTACGTTGAGTCGGATCCCGCATGGGTGAATGTTCACTCAAAGAGTGATCAACCCCTCTCTAGCATGCTTGGAAATAACGCCTACATCTTTGGAACTTGGTCACCGTATAACGGTGACACCAAGGCTGACTACGAGAAGGCTGTCGGGGACGTAAACGGAACCACAAAGACATTCAAGCCTAAAAAGGATTGACATTGAAGGGTTCCGCCGACGACGAACTCACAACCCCTTCTCGCCGTCAGGCCATGAGGGTTGCGCGCATGATTGGCTGTTCAGGCGCTCACCAACACCCTGATGGAACTTGGATGCCATGTTCGACTCATGAGCAAATGGTTGAACGGATCGGCAGAACTGACGATTCCAAGGGCCTAAAGAAGCGCCGCAAGCGACGCGGTCGAAATAATCCTGCGCCCGATGGATGGGAAGACCTCATGGAGGGTCCAATCCTTGGGATTGACACGCTTCCCGGCGGAGGGCTTGTTTCAGCCAAGTCGGCTCGCAAAGCAAGATCTGACCGACTTGCTGCCACCCCTGCGCCCCCCAAGGATCGGATCCGAGGTTCAAGCAAAAATCCCTCCGGAACTGCCTCATCGGTCTCCGCAGGAAAAGACATAAACATTGACGAAGCCACGCTGGTCTCACTTCGGACAAAAGTGCGAGAGCACAACAAATCCGTTGATGGACAAGAGCCTTGGAAGCGAACCAATCTAGGCGCCCTCAAATCCGTTTATCGACGTGGCGCTGGTGCGTTCTCGGTTTCACATCGACCCGGAATGACTCGTAACCAATGGGCCATGGGTCGGGTCAATGCTTTCCTGAAGATTCTCAAAAGTGGTCGTCCTGCTAATCGACGTTACGTCGGTGACAACGATCTTCTTCATTCTGACCACCCGTGGAGAAAGCAAACCAAGGGGAAGAGTCTGTCTACGGTTCGACGATTTGTCTCGTATCCCGGATTGCCTGACTTTGAGATTGAACACAGTGGAGAAACCCCTTTCAAGGAAAAGGCCGCTCGGTTTGATCGCTTTGCTCGTGATGGTGATTTGGATGGTTCCATCCAAGATGGGACCAAATACGAGCGGAGATCACGAACGCTCAGTCACAGGGCAATCGGCAGGCGACGTGACGCTGAACTCCGTCGGCGCTACCTGCGACTTCGAGACCTGCCAGACCCATCAGCCGTTCCTGAAGAGTTCCTGACCGAAGAAGAGCCCCCGAAGCCGAAACTTCCCCGCAAGTAGATTTGTCTATTTATCTTCTTGACCAGCGAAATCTACGCATAGTTGCGGTCAAGTCCCACAAACTACTTGTAACTTGATAGATGACTAACGGTTGGGTGCTCACCTAAACCATCAGGTCGCTCACCAAATCCGATCTAGTTACAGGAGAAATCCAAATGTCGTTTGACGAGAGTCGCCTGCGGGAACTTCAGAGTGCCCTCCGGCAAAAGATGGCTGACAACAAGGAGATTGCGGATTCGTTCCGCGTGGAGGACGGCACCGTCATCGTGTCGACCGACCAGAAGTCTGCGTTCGATGCCAACATGCGTGACATCAAGGAACTCAAGAGCCTCATCGAGGGTCTTGAGAACATGCGTACCGTTGACACTTGGGGCGCCGATGCTCCGGTTGAGTCGCTTGCTGCCGCTGTGGCCGCTGGCGAGTCGCTGGATCGTTACGTTTCAGCCAAGTCCCTCGGTGCTCTTTTCCTCGATTCCGCTGAGTTCAAGAGCCTTCAAGGTGGCCGTAACGGCGCCAACATGCCCAGCCCGTTCGTTCTCAACCGAGGCGACATCGCTGGCATGTGGAACGTGAAGGATGTCTACTCGGCACTTCCGACTGGGAACCCCGGTTCCTTCGGTGTGATCGAGCGGGATCCGATCGTTACCCAGCCGATGCGTACCCGCCGCGTGCGTGACCTTTTCCCGGTTCGCACCACCACTGCTGCTGTGATTGAGTACTTCCAGATGAGCGGTTTCACCACTCCCGGAACCTCCTCAGTCAACGCTGCATCGTCCGTCGCTGAGCGCTCGGGCGGCGCCTTCGGTCTCAAGCCGCAGTCGTCGTTCCAGTTCATCGGTCAGCAAGCACCGGTTCGTACGCTCGCCCACTGGGAAGCAGCGCACCGCAATGTTCTTGCCGATGAGCCCCAGTTGCGTTCGATCATCGACAACGAACTTCTGTACGGCCTCCGTCTTCAGGAAGACGCTCAGATCCTTGCCGGTGACGGCAACGGTGAAAACCTGCGTGGCATCCTGAACACCACCGGCGTGCAGGAATACGCTTGGTCCGACGGTGCAACCTCACCGGTTCCCGACACCAAGGCTGATGCCATTCGTCGTGCGGCAACCCTCGCCTTCTTGGCTTACTACGAGCCAACTGGTGTGGTTCTCCACCCGAACGATTGGGAAGACATTGAACTGACCAAGAACACGCAGGGCACCTACCTCATGGCAGTGTCAATGCAGGTCGGTTCAGAGGCACGCATCTGGCGTATGCCGGTCGTCGACACCCCGGCCATTGATGAGGGCACCGCTCTCGTTGGTGCGTTCGGTACCGGCGCCCAGATCTACGACCGTGAGCAGGCTTCGATTCGGATCAGCGAACAGCACGCAGACTTCTTTGTCCGCAACGCCATCGTGATCCTTGCCGAGCAGCGCCTCGCACTGGCAGTGAAGCGTCCGGAGTCCTTCGTCAAGATTGACTTTGACGCCGAGCCTTCCTGATCATCCTGATCACTCAGTAGTAATGAAAAGGCCCCCACTTCGGTGGGGGCCTTTTCTGTTTCTAAAATGGGGTCATGACAACCGAGATACCGTTCAGTCTTTATGTGAAAATGGATCTCAGTGATGCCCTTTACTGCTGCCCACCCTGTGATTCATTCTGGCTCAATGACAATCAATGCCTGTTCTGTTCTGAGCCCGGAATACTGCTTATCAAGTCAGGCAATAGCAATCCTGAGTCTGGTAGCCGCTTGACGCAAGACGCGCTCAACATCATGAGGACGAACTCCGGGAGAGTCGGCCCACTCCTCGGGATCGGCCATCAGGATGGCTTCGAGGACGTCAACAGCAACCAGCAAGACACCTTCTCTAACTGATGGAACACCAGTGTCAAACACGGTATAAGAACCATTCAAGTTTTTGGGATCTGCTCCGGCCGCAATCGCTAATGCCGCAATCAAGTCAACGGATCCGTTTGCCGGATTTAGACGAATCCCTTTAGCGAGGCCCCTTTCGGCCAGCACGTCAGCCGCTCCATCCAAAAGGTCGGCTACGCCAGCCTCAGCGTATTCACGCAGGCTCATCGTCCTGAAGCCATTCTTCAACGGACCCAGAGCGCTCCAGCAAAGAGTTCATGATTACCGGATCGCTCATCACCGCTAAACCCGAATCAATGAAGCAATCCTCACATCGTGGGGGCTGTGAAGGGGGCTCCCCCGGAACTTTATGGTTCATTACCTCAAGGACCTGTTTTTCCTGTTGGCAATACCAGCAGTACCCGTGCGGAATGATGCGTAGCCAGCCTTCTTCAATAGCGTCAGACAAGACTGCTTGCATGAAAGCGACTGCGGCGCCCGGGTCTTCAATCTCCATGGCTACAAAGTAACAGGTATTTACTCACCAACCGACGGTGGCTGCCACCCCTCCCCCGAAGAGCGGCAGCCACCAAATCGGTTATCGCACCGGGCAGGCCCCAGTGGTGCAGGACGGATCGTCCAGCAGGTTGTCGTCAAGAGTGGATGAGACGATCGGTGCGCTGAAATCAACCTTAGAAACCATCTTGTTGTAGGTTTCCTCGTCGATTTCCTCGTAAGGAGCAAGCGGGAAGTTGTGGTCCGCATGAAGGAGGAAAGAGACCGACTTGACACTGTTGTCATAGTTGTCCTTGAGCCATTCCTTGATTGAACCAAGTTCCTCAAGTCGGTAATAGACCGTTACCGAGACTGCGTTGTCAGCCCATTCGGTCTGCATCTTCTTTACCCACTCCAACTGCTCCACTGCGGTCATATCCGCAGCAAGAACAGCACCCTCTGGAGACTTTGCAGGGAACTCAACAACCCACTTGGTGTGATCCTCACGGCCGTCCAAGCCCATCTCTGGTACCACGTTGTATCCACGCTTGCGACAGGCTTCCACAAGGGGATCCGCTGCTCCGAATCGAACTCGACGGATGTAGTACTTGGCGTAGGCCGGATGAATCCCCGGAGTTACGCCGGGCAGGAGGGATAGGGTCCCCGAGGGCTGTACCGTCGTAAGGCGCACCGAACGTGGCAGGTTGTTGGCGTCAGAGTACGCAGCGTCAACATCTCGGAGATACTCATACCCCGGAGATAGCCAAGACAACTGCTCCTCGGAGCACTGCAACACTCCGGTGATTGATTGGCCCAAGCGGCGGTTCTTTGAGACGATCCGATTCGTCTTCGGGTAGGGGTACTTCAAATCGGTGATCTGCTTTTGAACCAAGTAAAGGAGCCGACTGATCTCCTTGAACTGCTCAAAAGACTCGACGTTAGGAAGGAAAATCGTCGCAAGATTGCACGATTCGCCATCACCCAACGCGATCTCAGCACATGGGTTGAACCCCTCAATGCTGGGATCGGGCTTCTTCTCCCCCAAGCGACCCACGTTGCGAGCAAGGCGCCGATTGAGCAGCCCGTAGGGTTCTCCCGAGCCGTCGTAGCCCTTCCAGAGTTCCCCCATGATTTCATCGTAGGAATCGGCGTAGATGGAGTTATTCGAGTTGGCTCGCCAACCGGGGACATTCCCACTCCCCCAGTTCTTGGCGCGCATGAAGAGGATGTCATCAGGATCGCCCATGGCAATCTGAGCAGAACGCCGACTGGAGCCCGAAACAACGATCCGTCCAATGATGTTGGCAATGTCAAGAACATCAACAGAGCGCAACTTCTTACCGGCTCGATTCTCCATGACCTTGCAAATATCTGCGATGCCATCAATCAGGGCACCGGGCCCGGAAGCGGTTCCACCAAATGTCTTTAGTGGCGCCCCAAACTCTCGAACCAAGATGGTTGAGTAAGTGAACGATTTGCCGGTATAGAAGTAGGACTTGAGAACGGCATGCAGAACCCGCTTCCAGCCCTCACGGCTATCGGGGACGATGATGTCTGCATCGTTTGTTCGTTCATGGGTAATCGTCACACCGGAACGAACTTTCGGGAACTCGTGGATCTTTGAGCGCTCAACGGAGAAGCCAACGCCGCCACCCAGCATCAAGTGATCAAAGAGAAACTCAAAGTCCTCAATGCTCTCAATGTTGACGAAATAACAGTTGTTTAGTGATGCGGCGTTGAACTGCTGCACCAGCGGTGTTCCCAACTGCCACAGGGCTCGACCACTGAAAGAACAGCGGAGGTTGAACATGTGATCAAACAGGAGTTCGCACTCTTCGTCCGTATAGGGAGTGCCAATCTCTAGAGCCCCATTGATCACCCGCTGCAAGGTCTCCGGCCAAGTCTCGTTGCGATCAGTACCTTCCACTTTTCGAGAATAGGTACGAAGGTAGACAATCTCCCCCAAACCGCCGAATCCCCAAGGGGCTTGCTTGTTTTTATAACCGTCAACGAAAGACTGTGACAACACGTCAGATGCTCCTAAGCACTAGGTAGGGCAGGGGTGAAGAACTAAGGTACCCCGCGATTGAATACAAAAATGGTCTAGCAAAGACCCAAATCTTGTGCTTTGGACAGGGGAATCGCATCCCCTCCCTTGGCAACCAAAACTCGGGTAGTTGTCAGTTTGGAGATTTGAACGGTTTCCCAGACGTCTTCCTTGACTACGAACATTTCCTCGTGATTCATTGACGGAAAAATGTTCGGTCCAAGTACTCGAATGGGTGGACCGCTGTCCCCCGTGCAGTCTCCGGTTGGGTGGCCACAGACCAAACATGGCTCTCTGCTTGCTCGGACAAACCGAGCGTCACCACCCAAGATGCGCTCCTCGCGCCCTCCCTCGTACTCCACGG